AATTAATCCTAAAGATTATTACGATTCTTACGCTATAAAAGTAAAGCCAGAGTTTAAAGATGTTCCTATTAGAGGATATAAAAAAGGTGGACTAGCAGTAAACCCATTTAAGTGGTAGTATATTATTATGGCAAAAATTGATAAAAATTTTGAAAGATTAAAATTAGCAAAAGAGTTATTAAAAAGAAAAAAACCTCCTACTATTTCTGCTCCTGATTTATTAAGTGGTATTGAAAAAAGACAACGTAAATTAAGAACTGCAGACATTAAAAGAGGCCCTATGTACCCTATGGATTTTCTTGATATTTCTGCTGCTGTTAGAAAACAAGCAAAAGATTCCGTAATACTAAAGGGAAGAAAAGGAACAATTGTAAAGTGCCCTACTAAGGCAGGGGAAAGAAGTAAAGTAACTAAAATTTATTAATATGGCAATAGAAGAAGAAATTACGATAGCAAACCAGGATGATGAAGAAAATTTTCCTAATCCTGATTCAGAAGAGGTGTCAGTAGAAATACAATCGCCTACAGAAGAGGTCATGCAACCTGATGTAGAAATGGGTGAAGAAAATTTTTATGCTAATTTAGCAGAGGACATGGATGAAACTGTCCTACAAAGACTTGCTAGTGATTTAATTACAGATTATAAAAACGATAGACAGTCCAGAGGTGATTGGGAAAAAGCATATACTTCTGGATTAGATTTGTTAGGATTTAAAATAAACGATGAGTCAAGACCTTTTCAAGGAGCTAGTTCTGTAACTCATCCTTTACTAGCAGAAGCCGTAACCCAATTTCAAGCACAAGCTTACAAAGAATTATTACCAGCACAAGGTCCTGTCAATACACAAGTGTTAGGAGATGAAACTGTTGAAAGAGCAGAACAAGCTAACAGAGTAAAAGAATTTATGAATTATATGATTACGGAAGTCATGGAGGAATACACCACAGACTTTGATCAACTTCTTTTTTATTTACCATTAGCAGGTTCTTCTTTTAAAAAAATATATTACGATCAAGTATTAGATAGAGCTGTAGCGAAATTTGTTCCTGCAGAAGATTTAGTTGTTCCTTATTATGCAACGGATTTAAAAGAATGTGAAAGAATCACGCATGTTGTTAAGATGAGTGAAAATGAAATTTTAAAAAAACAACGTGCAGGTTTTTATAAGGATGTTGATGTTAGTCCAAAAAAAGATGAAAGCAATGAAATACAAGACAAGTATAATCAAATGGAGGGAATTGAAGAAGGTCCATTAAAAGACTACCAATGCAATGTTTTAGAGATGCACGTAGATTTAGATATTGAAGATTACGAAAACACTACTGATGAAAAAAATATAAAAGTCCCTTACATAGTTAGCATAGATGAAGGTTCGCAAGAAATTTTATCTATCTATAGAAACTATGCTCCCGATGATCAATTGATGAATAGAATAGAATATTTTGTTCATTATAAATTTTTGCCTGGTTTGGGATTTTATGGGTTTGGACTGATACACATGATAGGTGGATTATCTAAAACCGCAACAGCTGCACTAAGACAATTACTGGATGCTGGTACTTTAAGTAACTTACCGGCTGGATTTAAAACCAGAGGATTAAGAATTAGAGATGATGACCAGTCTTTTCAACCTGGTGAGTTCCGTGATGTAGATGCACCTGGTGGAAATATCAAAGATCAATTTATGATGTTACCTTTTAAAGAGCCTAGTAGCACTTTAATGCAACTTTTAGGGTTTGTTGTTCAAGCAGGACAAAAATTTGCTGGAGTTATGGACATGCAAACAGGTGAAGATAAACAAAATAGGGCAGTAGGTACCACTTTAGCTCTCCTTGAACGTGGTTCTAGAGTCATGAGTGCCATTCACAAGCGTTGTTATTACTCTATGCGTGTAGAATTTAGACTTTTAGCTAGTGTTTTTGGCACTTATCTGCCTCCAACCTACCCTTATGCTGTAGTTGGTGGTAACCAAAACATAAAACAAGCTGATTTTGGTCCCGAAGTAGACATAATACCAGTTGCAGACCCAAATATTTTTAGTTTATCGCAAAGAATTACTCTTGCTAGCCAACAATTACAAGTTGCACAGTCAAATCCTGAAATGCACAACCTCAGAGAAGCGTATCGCAGGGTTTATGAGGCCATGGGAACAAAAAATATTGATAAATTATTAAAACCAGAGCCAAAACCAACACCTCAAGACCCTGGAGCAGAAAATGCAGGTGCATTACGAACTGCAGTGCCAGTTGCTTTTTATTTTCAAAACCATGACGCACATATTACAGCTCACATAGCATTTATGCAGACAAGAATGGTACAAGTGAACCCTATGGTACAAGCTTTGTTGACAGCTCATATACAAGAACACATATCAATGAAAGCTAGAGCACAAGTTTTATTAGAAATTAAAACAAACAGACCTGATTTAGTGGAACTAGAACAAATAGATCCACAATCTTACTTAGCTGAGACAGAAAGTATGATTGCAGAACAAATATCAGGATTAACTCAAGCTTATTTACAGCAAGAAGGTGGAGCTAAGCAAGACCCACTTGTAGCACTTAAAACTAAAGAATTAGATTTAAGAGCCATGGATATTCAAAGAAGAGCACAAGAAAATCAGCAAGACCAAGCTAGAAAAACAAACGAATTTGCACAAAAAATTGATTTAGAAAGAATGAAAAGAGAAGATGCTGAAGAAGCTAGCAAAGAAAGAATACGAGTTGCTGATGAAAAACTTAATTTACAAGAGATAAAAATTATGGCAGATATGGATAAGGATGAAAGAAATGTTCAATAAATTTAGTAAAGGATCTAATCGTCAAGGTATAAGAATAACTATGATAAGCATAGGCTCACTTATGAAACCAGGCTGTCCACACAGAGAAAATGGAGTCAAAAGTGATATAAAAGGTATAAGTGAAATACAAGTAAAAGGTAAAAAATTTATAGGAGTTAAATAATGGCACTTACTGCGTTAATAGGACCAGCAACTAAACTTATAGGAAAGTTTGTA